AATTTAACTCAAGTAGTGCCGTGTGTGGTTGTGCCCTCAAGGTATTCTGCTTGAAAACATGTCTTCTCACGTCGGAAAGATAGCCTCTTTCCTGTCCACCGCTGACTTGTCGCGAGTCCGCACCCTCAACAATGAGGATGTTCAGCTCGTCGTCAGGTGTCTGGCTGCCGGAGTTCCGCCAAAGGCGTTCGCCGAGACTCTGGGATCGTATGATCCCAACAAAGAGTACGACGTACTGCCTTCGGCCGGCCCGGTCCCGACACGCAAGATCCTTGCGTACTCGTTCTTGCGTGATCGGCGCCAATACGCCGACACCTATGCCCAGTCCGATGAATGGGCCGGTCGTCTTCGTGGTCTGCTCGACACAGACCCCAAGAAGGCCGTCGACGAGATCTCCACCGTCGTCAACAGACGACTTAGGGTGAAGGGCTCGCCGGCAGTTGCGGATGTGGAAGTTGGACAGGTGCGAGGGTCCACCGGCAGCGAGGCAACGGGAGGCGCCTCTGACCCAAACTACGCTCCCCTTCAGCAGGCCATGCTGAAGTACTCTGCTCAAGCTGGAGCGTTTAAGTTTGATGCTGCCGATTGCGGGACCCCTCGCGATCGACGTTTTGTTGTGACTCTGGGAGCCAGGCTCATTGTGGGTGCCCAGAAGAAGTCCACAGCCATTATGGCTGCTCGGCTTTGTCGTGTCCTTGGGCGACACGACAGAGTCGTTTCGCCATACGTGGGACATGTTGACGAGGAGGAAGACCACGAGTGGGATGAGGAGATCCCGGCTGACGTTGCTGACGGCAAACCCGTCCGCACCGCCGACCGGGCCAAGTCCCCAACTACAACCCGGTCCGCCACCCCGACGTCGCCCAAGGGCGGCGCCGCGGGTGCGGCCGGGGGTAAGTAATCGCTCGATAGTGGTTGGCGGGATGGCTCTCTTCCGAGCCTGAACGTGTAGTGTGCGAGGACGTCGTGGGAGCGACGGATACAATAGCGACCGGCACTGCATCCTTATGGAACAACCCATGATTACACACGGTGAACAAAAGAGGAGGATTTGCTCCATGTGCTTCGGGTCTCTCAGCCCTAAACGACTTCCCCATAGGTTGCGTGGGCCACCGTCAAGGTGACCCCCACGTCGCACGTTTGGTCGCGTGCGGCGTGGGGTTTACCTCGATCTGGTATTCCACGTTGAAAGTCGGGCGCATGGAG